CTATTAATGAAGGAACAAAATCTTTAGCCCATTTAAAAAACCCAATAGTTTTACCACCAAAATAAGGTAAATCTGCATATACTTGTGTTATCTCTGCCCAGTCATTTTTGTATTGTTCATCTTTGGTTAAAACTTGTCCAACATCATTTGCAATACCAACTGTATTATATTCACTCCAAATTCTATCTTGATAAAATTTTTCTATAATTTCAGCTTTACTATAATCATTAATGTTTTTACCACCTGTTATAGCATTGTTAGCATCACTTAAACCACCTGAATAATATCTTTTTAATAATTGTTCAAATTCATCTGACTGTAATTTTTCTAATGCAAAAGTTTGACGTTCAGCTTTTTTCATAGCATCATATTTTTGACGCTCTATTCTATTTCTTCTGTTTTGTTTTCTATTTGCTATTCCACCTTCTTTGCTAATAGTAGTGTCTTCTTCCCAAGAAATTCCTAAATCTAATCCCATTAATTATCCTTATATTATTTTAAGTATTCACTTACTAAAGTATCTAATTGAACTGAACTAATGTTAAATGCTTTTGCTAAATTTAATTTTGCGTCTTCTGATAAAACTCTGTTATATAAATCTTTAGTCATTGGTCTTCCAGTTATTTGTTCTAAAGTATTAATAAAGAAATTTTGTTGTGCTTCAATACTAGAACCTTTTTCAATTAATCCCAAAGGCGTATATGTTTCAATTTTAGGTAATTGAAAATTCTGTACATTAGAATTAATATTATCTATTACTTGATTTATTTGGTCAGTGTAATCTACAGAATCTATTTTTAAATCTTTTATTAATCTTTCTGCTAGTGATTTTTGAGCAATTTTATCTTCTTTAAATTTTTCAAAACCTTTTGTGTTTAATAAATTTTGAAAATCTGTACTCTCCATTACTACTGTAGTTGGACTTAATAAACTAGCTTCTGCTTGTGATACTATTTGTGATGTAAAAGGTTTAAATCCTTCTACTGCTGTTGCAACATTGTTTTCATAATATTCAGTTACAATATTATCTAAATCAATTGAAGAAGTTAAATCAATTCCTTCTTTGTTTATCCTATCTGCTAAAGCATCTAACCACGTACGATTAGAATAAGTTTTAATTTTTTCATTATATGTTTCATTAAAGAATTTTTGTTGTGCGACAAACCAATCATTTTTAACAGTAGCGTCAGAAAGTCTTGATGGTTTAGGATTTTGCTCTAACCAAGACATATAATCTGTTTGCATTTCTTGTTGGATTAAATCTGATACGTATTGATTTTTTTGTGAATTATATTTCTTATCTACAGAAGGAACTAAATCAACAATAATTTTATTAATTTTACCTACTGTATTAGTGAATACAGGTTCTTCAAATGGTGGTGAGTAATTATTACTTTCATATTTTTGAGCATCTATTAATAAACTATTTAATGTTACTAATGTTTCGGAATTGTTAGAAGCATCTCTCCAGTCTTCTAATAATTGAGCTTCATTATTATTGTAAACACCTTTCATAAGGTCAATTTTAATGTTGTTTATTTTATTTTTATCTTCTCTTAATTCTCCAATATTTTTTGCAGTGCTATTAATTGTTATACTTAATTCAGGATATTTTTTTGTAGCATCCAATATTTTATTTGTATAATCTATTTCACCTTTAGGTGTGCTTCTGTCTATAGAAAATATATCATTTACTAAATTTCTTTTATCTGCTTCTCTTTCTCTAACAGATGCTGTGTATTCAGCGTTAGCTAATACTCTTTCTTTAGTTTCAAAAGCTTCTATAATTTTTGTAATTGTAGAATTGTTTTTTACACTTCTTAATGAGCCTAATTGGTTTCCACCTTCACCTGTACCTCTATCTGCTTCAAGTATTTGTTCTATTTTAAATAAATCAGAAGTGCTTTGTGCTGTGTCAATTGCATTTGAAAGATATGTATATGCAGATTTATTAGCTTCATCATTAGTATAATGAACTCTTTTTTTAGTTTGTCCTTCTTCTGGTGGTAATGGTGATTTTAAAGAATTAACAGTTTCCCAAAATGTATTAGCATCTGATTGTGATACAATTTTTGCACCTTCTTTAATTTTTTCTTCTTGAACAAATTTACTTCTTACTTCTGCATCTCTAATTGATTCTTTAGCTTTATATTCATTAAAAACAGCCGCAAAACCTAATGAATAAGAACCATCTTTATCTGCAAAACTTGGTAAATATTCTTTATAAAAAGCAGGTAAATTAGTTTCTTTAAAATTATATTTTTCTTTATTGGCTTCTATATTAGTAATAACATCAACAGCTTGATGTCTTCCTGTATGATACTGAACTGTTTTGTCTATGTATCTTCCAGATAAATTGGGATGTTTACCTTCTAAAATTTCTTTTTGAATTGTATCTGCATCTTTAGTTAATAATAATTTATTTAAATCTTGTATAGCAACATCTTTTTTTTGTTCAATGCCTTTATTATAAATTCTTTCTAAAGCAGGATTAACATCTCTTTGTAATACATTAATTAAATCTGTAGCGTCAGATGTGTTAGACGCATTAATTTGCCCTGCAAATGTTGCGCCCATATATTTATTTGTAACTCTTGATTTATATGCCATTAATTATTCCTTATTTTATTATGGTGTTGGCTCTCGCATACCAGCCGTTGTTTTTGGTTTAACATTTGCTTTATAATTTTGATAACCTTCAGCACCAATAGTTGCTACTTGTAATAATAAACCAGTTTGACTAGGCATTGCTACAGGTTTGATACTATTGTATCTTCTTTGTTGTGCCGCATATGCTTCAGATTCTTGACCTGTTAATTTCATTACATCTGTTTCATAATCTCTAACTACATCTAAAAATTGCATATCATAAGTTCCAGCAATGTCTTGTACAATTTTAACTCCATTACCAGCGTTTAAATTTAAAGCTTGTGATTGTTTTTTATTATTTTCTTGTGATATTCTAAATTGTTCTGATTTCTTTTCTCTGCTTGCTAAAACTGCTTCTCTATCAATTTTAGATAAATCATTTAAATAAGCTTGGTCAGAACCTCTTTGTGTTTGTGCGTTAGCTTGTTGTTGTGATTTAGCGACTGCCTTTTGACTTTGATAAGAATATATCGCTGTTCCTATTTTTAATGCCGTTACAACATCACACATAATTAATTATTTGTCTCCTTCATCATTAATAAAAATGGCATTTTACCAAAACCATAATCTCCGATTTCAGTTCGTGGTTCAAAGCCAAGATATTGAAGCCATTTAAGCGACTTCCAATTTCGTTTATCTACAAAATTATATAAATATTTATATTCTTTTCCCATTTCCTTTATCCAATAAGGACATTCTTTAATAAATTGTTTTGTATGTTGAAATAATTTTTCACTAGACAACATCCAAGCCACTCCATATTCTGGCTCTTTACACTTAGCTACACCAAACATACCAATAACACCTTCATCTTTTGTTCCAATAATACTGAATATTTTTCCACTAGGCTCAGTAAACGGAAACACTAAAGCTTCTAAAGGTGAAGAATTATTAGATGCTTTAATTTCTGCTCTGTCATCTTTTCTTATTCTTGGTGCTAAATATAAAGCGTCTTTTAATATAGCGGGTCTTACGTAATTTTCTCTGGTCATTTAAATCCTTTGTGAACGATTGTGGTAATATCCTTCAACTTCTGCACTCGCAATGTACATAGGCAGATGTGAAGAACTTTTTATGTTTAAGGTAAAATCTGTGTTTCTACAGGAAACGGGTACCTTAATAGTTCCTGAGTTAATTGCTGGTACACCAACTTGACTTGAAGGTGTTCCAATAATATAACCATTCATAAAAGTATAACTTGTACTTCTACCTTTAGGTGTTACTTCAACTTGAAAATATCCTGAATTTTCATAATTAAAAGATACGTTTCTTATTTGATAACGACCTGATGTAATAGCTACTAATCCTCTACCAGAACTTTCTCTGATATATTGAGGTGATAAAGTATATTTAGATTCAAAAGGTACACCAATATATAAATTAGTATGATTACCTTGAATTGTATAAGTTGAGCCTGTTGTATTAGTTGCTGTAAAATTATTTCCATCAACAGCATCAACTGCAATTAAACCTGTTTTAACACCATACGGTGAAGTAAATGTAGTTAAATCTGTATTACTATCATATGTTCCAGTAACATTCTTTTTTAAATCTAAATAAACATTAAAACCAATTGTTGTATCTTTTAAATTTCTTAAATCAATTTTAATTAATTTTGTATCTGTTCCTTCTGAAACCAGTAAATAAATAAAACTTTCAAAAGACATACCGCCTAATATTTTAGCATTATTAAAAATCCATTTAGACCAAGCTGTTTGTACTTTTTCACCTCTATCAAAAAAGTATTTATAAATATACATTGTGCCGCCATTAACAGATGTTATGTTTGTACCTGTAATATAAGGTGCAAGTTGTGCATCTGCTGTGTCAGACGCAAATGCAATTAATGTATCTTCTGTTGTATTACTTATTAATTGATAAACATTACTTGGTATTAAATTTTGTACTGAAACTGTTATATCTAAACCATCATTTGTTAATGTATCATCATCAGCAAAGTATTCTCTTATAGCTGTGTTGTTATTTCTTGCTTGTGCAAAATATGCATACTTACCTGCTGACACTGGTTTAACAGCTTGATTAAATTCAAATGATGAAGTTTCATTTAATACTGCTGAAGTAGGTGTAAGACTATCTCCAAGATTTCCTAATTTGTATTGTGATTTCTCAGAAAATAATAATAAAGATTCATTAAAAGCTAAACTATCAAATAATGTATTAACTTCACTTCCTGATGCCGCAATGTCAATAGGGTCTGTATCTAAAACTTGTGTAACTGTTTTTGCAAAGAAATTAAAAAATTCTGCGTTTTCTGTAAATATTAAATTATCTCTTGCTAAAACACCTAATCTATTTTTATAAAATAATAAATTATTAATTTTGTTACCAACAAAACTTGGATTAGAATTTGTAATACCATCACCTGCAACTCTATCACTCCAATCAACTTCTTGAAATGTAAATGTGCCATCATTGTTATTAATTAATGCGTGTGGCATTGTAGAGTTATCTAAACCTAAACTTACATCAGGTGCTATTGTTTCTTTCCAAAGTCCATCACTTTGATATTGTACCCAATAATCAGACAATACATCTCCTTCATCACCAGTAACTTTAATTTTACTAGATGTGCTAGCGTGATATGGTAATTTTGTAAAATCAGAAATTGTATCTTTAACCGAATACATTCCTTCATTACCTGAACCATCAGTTGTTTCTAATTCATAATTAGCATTACCATCTGTTACTACAAATCGCATTATTGACGGATAAAGTGTAACAGTAAAATAATTAGTTACACCAGCATATGTGCCTAAACCTTGTGTTGTAGTTAATGAAGCACCAGTGTCAGTTCTTACTAAATCAAAAGTAGCTGAAGATGAACCATCCCAATAAGCACTAGAAGTTCCTTTATGTAAAATATCAGCAACGTGAGCTGTGTCTCTATAAGTTGCGTCGTGTGTTGCGTTAGAACCCGTAGGCAATTGTAAAGTTGCTTTAATACCATAAGCCATATTAGGGTGTTTTACAGTTACAGCGTATTCTCTACCGTAATTTGTAGTTGCAACTATAATATAAAATTCTTCTATTTTAGCTGAACTTGTTGAAGCGTCTGCTAATACTGTTTTAGATTTATTTGCGATAAAAGTATAATCAGCAATGTTAACCATTCTAAAATCTTGTTTAGGATTTGTAGAAGTTAAATAACTAGAACCACTTGCAATAGTTACAGGTTTTTCATTACCATTTAAATCCCATACTTTAACTCCACCATTATAAACAGCAACCATAAATTGGTTGTTAAAATCTCTTTGAATAGACCAAAATTTTGTAGTGTTAGGAAATACATTTGTAGCATCTAAAGTAGCAACATAATCAAATGAAGGTCTTTTTGATAAACCATCTACAATATTATTTTGTAAATTTAGTTGTTCTTCACCTTGATTAATACCTCTTTGAGTTGGTGTCTGTTGTGAGATACCATTCAAAAAGTTAGGAATACTTTGTGATACTACACCACCCATTAGTATGTCCTTCGTGTTGGTCTATTTATAATTGAATAAGTGTTTGAATCACCTTCTAATATATTAATATCTGCTTCCTGACTATCTGCTTGATGAAATGCCATTAATGCTTCATTCTCATCATTTGCAATAAGTTTAACAATTTCACTATCACCAAGAAATCTTGAAGCAAATCTTCTTGATGCTTTTTGTGTAATATATTGTCTTGCGTATTCAGGTAATTGTTCAAATTGTTGTACTAAAACTAAATCAACTTCTGCTGGAGCTGAAGTAAAAACATCAGTATGTCTTTCTAAATCATATAAAAATCCGTTCCTAATTGTGTAATTTAAATGTCTATAATTTTTACTAGCGTCAGCTTTAACGCAGTTTACTGGAAGGGGAATTTTACTATCTTGGTCTAAAGATAAAGATTTATATTGTGTGTGAGTATTGAAATGCCATCCAATAGATTGAATTGACATAGAAGTTTCGTTTAAAATATTTTTTGCTGTAGAGACATCAACAGATGTTGTGCCTGTGATTGAGTTAACTGGAGCTTCACCAATAACTGATAACATTATGTTAATAGCTTGAAGTTCCGTAGTTGGTGTAATTTGTGTTGACATAATTTCCTATAAGTTAGTATAGTGGCGACCTAAGTCTCCCTTAATCGCCACTATAAATATTAAAGTAGTTATTATACTTCTTTAATTCCGACAGCCGCTTCAGGTCTTAATACTCCGTGACCCATAGCGTACTTAGCTACCATTAGGGTACCTTGTCTTCTTATATCATATTCGCTTTCAACAGCTAAATCCATAAGTTTTACAGTACCAACAGCAGAAGGATGTGAAATCAAACATACGTAGTTTGATAAATCAACAGTTTGAGGGTTTGAACCACCCGCAGTTGCTGAACCAGCTTCTGGTGCCGCAGTTATGTTAGAATTTACAAAGTGTGCAGTTGGAATTAATTCAATTCCAGCTACTTTAATAACTTTACCTTCCGCAATTGAACCTTGACCTGAAAAGTCAACGTTAGTTACGTTAGTACCGTTAGCTAATTTGTAGTATTCTTCTAATTTAATAAATGCTTTTCTACCTTCTTTTGGAACGTAGTTAGCATCTAATTGTTTAGCCGCATCAAACAAACTGTCTATCATAGCGTTAGCCGCAGTTGAAGCTGTAGCTGAAGCAATGTTAGTGTTTGTTAGAACAGTTCCTGCTCCGTAACCTGAATCAGATACGTTTGCAGAAGCTTGTGCCGCTTGACCAATAGTTTGTAAGATATGCTTATCTTTTTGGAAAGCTAGTGCTCTACCGATTTCAGTAGAATATGCACTTCTTACATCCCAGTGGTTTTTTGCTTCCTCAATATTTGATAAAAATACTGAAGATAAAAGTAGGTCATTAATTGTAATAACCTTCTCGTTGTGGTTTACATCTGAGCCAGTAATTTCTGAACCAGCAGTATGATATGACGCACCTACTCTACCCATTACTGGGAACGTTGCAGACTTACCAGAAGCAATGCTTCTAACCATTTCTGCACCTTGAGTTACTGAAGCTCTATCAAAAGAAGTTAATACTTCTCCTGCAAAAACTTTCAGAAACAGAGCGTCTTCACTACCACCAGCATTTACTCGACCTAAACTCACAGGTGTTGCGTTTGCCATTGTGTTTTCCTTTGTTATGACGTTTATTTATAAAAGCCTCTACATATGTTTCAGTTTCATATTCAAGATTGTCACCCGCAGGTGGTCAAGTTATTATACTTAATTAAATATGTGTTGGCAAGTTGCCCGCTAAAAAGCGTGCACAACTATCTACACTTCCATTTACGCAATGCTAGAGCTTTTCGTGTAGGCTGACCGTTAGGTTTTTTCATAGCCCCTTTAACTCCAGACATTCTTGCACAAAAGCTTGCTCTACGTTTAGCCGCTTTTGAACCTTTTTTTACTTTTCCTGTAACGGGCGCTTTTAAGTTAGCGCCAGTTGTTCTTTTAAAATATTTTCTTCCTGCGGAATTTAATCCACCTGAAGGACTTTGGTATCTTTTAGCAACCATATTACTTTTTCTTTTTAGGGAAGCCAGCTTTCATATTAGCATAAGCTTTTTTTGAAATAGTTGACTTAGATTTAGGTCTCGAAATACCTTTACGTTTACGAGCGTTTATATTTGCGTATAGTCCACGTTTAGCCATATTATTTTTTTTTCTTAGCCTTCATTATTTTTTTCTGTAATGACATTGGTAATTTTTTCTGACTACCTTTTAACATTTTTCCTTTAGCTTTTTTCTTTCCGTACATATTATATCTCCTATAAGTTACTGTTAGCTAGTTTATTTTTAACTTCATTTTGATAAGCAATATCTTTAGCATATCTAGGGTTAGACATAGCCTCTGTTACTTGTGCCCAAGATTCAAAACCTTGTTCAGCAGTAGGCTGTGCTTTACCTGTTACAAGTGTAGGTTCTATACCGTTAGCTCTTTCAAATTGACCTTTAAGAGCATTAACAGCTAACTTAACTGTGTCCATATCTCCACTGTTAACAGCTTTATTGTAAGCTTGTTTTTCACCATCAGTCATATTTTTAGATGCCCAGTCAACCATATCTTGATATACATCATCACCACCAACAGTTTGTTTTATTTCATTTGCTTGTTGGCTAGCTATTGCTTCTTGACCTGCAATGTAATTATCTACATACTGTTTACTTATTCCAACTTTTTCTAAAGCTTCATAAGATTTAGAATCTAATTCACCTTTTTCAGAATATTCTTTTTGCAAAGAAGTCATATCTAAACCAGCATCAGACACAGCTTGTTCAGCTATTTCTAATTTACCATCTGATTTAGGAGCATCTGATTTTACAGTTGCTTTACTTACAGGGTCAACTTCTTCTTTAGACTGTCCACCAAGTTTCTTTTCTAACTCTGCATACGACTTAGCTAAATCTTCAACTGAATTGAATTTTTCAGGTAAGCCTTCAGGTTTACTTTGTGCGGGCTGTGTCTCGTTTACTTGTTCTTCTGGTTTTTCTATACCAGTTTCTTCTGCTTTTATTTCTACACTCTCTACCATTTTATTGTCCTTGTTGTTGTTTCATTACGCCGCTAACTGCGGGAGCAACAGCTTTTTCAACCATACCCATCATTTGTTGATTTTGCATTTGTTGTTGCATTTCTTCTTGCTCTTGCATTAGTTCTTCATTAGACTTAATAAGTCCTTCTGTATCAATTCCTAATCCAGTAGCAATACGTTTTATTAAATCCTGAGTGTTTAAACTTTGAACTATCTGAGGATTTACTTGTGCTAAGTTTCCAATCTCAGCAACAAATTCTCTTAATTTTTGTAAATCATTTCCTCTACCTAAAGCTTCTACACCTGTAATAATAGTAGGTTTAACAGAATCTTTTGGTAAAGAAGGTATCTCATTTGATTGAGACATTCTTTTCATTAATATGGTCACTAAAGGTAATTGAAATTCTTGAGACAATAATGAATAGATACCACCCATAGCAGTTTCTAATTGCTGTGCCATATATCTAATTTCTTGAGCTGTAACTCTTTCAGCATCTCTTTGTATTGCAGTGTTTAATAAGAAAGCATAAGACATTCTTTCTTCTAATTTAGAAATACTTCTTTCAACTACTTGTAAATCATATTGTTTCTGTGCTTGTAATACAGAAACATCATCTTGTGTTCCAGTAATAATATCACCATTTCTAGTGTTAGCTAAATCTTTTTTTCTAGTTACAGAATTTGGTCTAACCATAAATACTACTTTAGAAGATGCCGCCGCACTTTCTACAAGAGCTTGTGATAAACCTTCTAATGATTTTAAATCACCTAAAAATTCTTCAACATATCCTCTACCATAATCTTCATTATCAACTCTAACCATTCTTAATGCTTGATAAGGTAAGTTGTCTATGTTGTATGAACCAATAGAATTTTCTATTTTAATTCCTTTTACTTCTTGACAAGTATAAAACTTTTTTTCATCTAATTTATAAACGTGTGTATATAAATCTAATTCTTCATCAGGTTTAAAATCTTCAAACTCAGACATTCTTTGAACAGTGTCATTATCTAAATATGTTGGATGAATAGTTTCTTTAATAATTATTTCTATAAGATTTCCAGAAGCATCTCTTTTGCAAACAAAATTTGTTAATGGAAACACTCTCATATTTCCTTTTTTTGGTAAATAAGTTAATACATTTCCTGCAACAATTAAATGTTTTAATGCTTCAAACACACTAACTCTTAAAGCTAGTTGTTCAATTTTATTTGAAACTTCTCTTTCAATAGTTGCTAAAGATTTTTCTACTTCAGACTTAACTTCTTTTCTTTGGTCTAAATCTTTTTTAGCTTGACCAGCAATTGATAATCTAAAAAAAGGTGAGTTAGGTGGAAGTAATAATAATAAAAGTTTAGATGCTAAATTGTTAACACCTCTAGCGCCTACTGATTGAAAGGGATTGTATAAATCTGTTGATGAATGAAAACCATCTGGTGGAAGTAAGGAAGGAATTGTAAGCTCACTACATTCTTGAGCTCTATCTAAGAAATGTTCTCTATGTCTTTTTAAAGTTTCATATCGCTCTTTAGCGCTTTGTTGTAACATATTATTTAAGTACATATATTAGGATATATTTAAACCAGATACTGTAGGTATATTTAAACCAGATGAAGTTTGTAGTGCAGACGTTCCTCTTTTTCTGCTAGCTTTTTTAGCTACTGCTTCTTTTTCAACATCTACCGCAGTCTCAACTGCTGAAGCTTTTGTTTCTCCAATAGGAGACGGGCTTTCAACAACGGCTGGTGGCGGAGCTGGTTGTACCTGTGGTACCTTTGGTGCTGACATACACATAATTATTTCTCAGTCCTCTCTTTTAACGTATTGATAAATTTAACAACATCTCTTTGACCAGCTTGAAAATAAATTTGATTAGGCTGTTCTGTAACAGAAGCAGACTTTTCAGGGTAAACTTTGTTTAATAGTTTAATTAATTCATCTACCGTTGCAGGTAAAATTAAGTCATCTTGGTCATTCATATGTTGTTTATTCTTCTAAAAAGGGCACTTTAGTCCCAAAGACTTCCAGTT